AGGTCCGGTCGCTCTGCATGGTTTCCTGCGGCAGCTGGTTGAGAGTGACCAGCGCCGAGGACTCGACGACGCCGGACGGTGTGAGCAGCCGGCGGGTGAGCGTGCGCGCGGTCTCCGGCCTCCAGACGAAGGCCTTGAAGTCGGCCCAGTTCTGCTGCCACTGCGCGACGGTCTCCGGGTCGCCGGCGTCGTTGGTGCCGTTGATGAGCAGCCCGATTTGCAGTTCGCCGGGGCCGGGGGTGCGGCGGCGGAACTTCGCGCCCGGCGCGAACGGGACGGCGTTGTCGTCGCCCACCATCGGCAGGTCGGTCCCGTTGGTGAGCAGTGTGCGGGCGTAGTTCGCCACGTCGACGCCGTCGAGCAGGTACTGCAGCGGCGCGGTCATGCGTAGCCCAGCTGGTAGGCGGCTTTGCGCAGCGCGCGTGGCAGCGCGGTTGAGGAGCGCTCCGGCTTCGGGTTGTTGATGACCAGCTCGCCGACAAGCGGGCCGGAATGCCCGCGCGGGGCGAGGGCGTCGCGGATCGCGGCGATCGCGTTCGGGTTGTCCAGCGGCAGGATTGCTTCCCGGCCGGCTTCACCGAAGACGCCGAGGGTTGCCGCGGTGGCCATGCCACCGTCCGCGAAATGCAGTAGCGGGAGGTCAGGGGTACTGAGGGTGAAGCCTTGCCCGGCGAGATGCAGGAACCGAGTCACGATGTTTGAGGGGATATCGAGGTTGAAACTCAGGCCGTTCCACCAGCCGATGATCATGTTGATGACGCCTTGGAACGCGGACGCGATCCCGTCCCACATGTGGGTGGAGGCGGTTGCGATGCGTCCGGGCAGCTTCTGGAAGAACCCGACGATCGTGTCGGCGGCGTGCGTGATGGTCGCGACGTTGCGGTGGAACTCGTTGACGATGTCGCGCCACATGCCGGTGAAGAACCCGACGAACGGGCCGGAGAAGAACCGGCCGACTGCCAGCCCGGCTGTGCTGAACGCGCCGAGCACTGACTCGACGGTCTGGATGTTGCGGTGGAACTCGTTGACGATGTCCTGCCACAGGTGCAGGAAGAAGTTCTTGATCGGCGTCCAGTGGTTGACCACAAGAGTGGCCAGGGCGACGACAGCGACAGCGAGGCCGGCGCCGCCAGTGAGTGATGCGACGAGCAGCCCAATGCCGGCGACGAACTCGAGCAACTGGTCGGTGTTCATGTTGTTGAGCAGCCTGGCGATGAACCCGACGACTTGCAGGATGACGGCGCCGAGCGGGGCGAAGGCGGTGATGAGCTTGCCGAGGACGCCGGCGAGGTTGACGAACAGGTCGACGACGCGCGGGCCGTTGGTCCGCACGTATTGCAGGAACTTCTGGAAGCCGCCGTTGGAGGACAGGCCGGCTGCCCATTGCGCGAACGCTGCGGTGAACCTGACGAAACCTGCGCCGATCGTGTTGACGATCGGGCCGAACGCTTCGAAGAGTCCGGCGAAGCCTTTGGCGATGTTGCCGAAGGCTTGGCCCATCTCGATGAGGGTTGGTCCGGCGGTCTGCTGGATGTAGGCGAAGAACTGGGTCCAGAACGGTGCGGTGAGCGCCTGGCCGGCTTGCTGGAAGAGGAAACCGAGCGCGACCGCGACACTGCTGACGAAGGCGGCGAACGGCTGCAGCAGCGGTGTCATCGCCTTGAATCCGGCCTGCAGCCCGGGGAGGAAGCCGGCGGCCGCGATGTTCTTGAGCTGCGTGAAAGCGGGGACGAGGGTTCCGGTCCAAAACTGGGCGAAGGCGAGGACGGCGGGGTTGGTCTTGGCGAGTTCGCCCCGGATCGTTTGCAACGCGGTCGCGCCGGCGGTGCCGGTTCCTTGCGCGGCTTTCTGCTGCTGCGCGAGCGCGGCCGTCAATGCGTTGCTGGCCTGGGTGATGCTGGCCGCGGCTTGCTTTTCGACGAGTGCCCGGTTGCGTTCGGCGTCGGCGAGCTGCTGGGCCGCCTGCTGCTGGTTGTGATGGCCGTCCGCGACGGCCTTCGCGGCGGCGACAACGCCGGGGGCGCCGGCGACGCCGGCTTTCTGCGCGGCGTTGTTGTCTTGCTCGGCTTGCTTGGCGGCCTCGTTCGCCTCGACGAGTGCCTGTTGGGCTTTCGCGAGGTCGAGAGCGGCTTGCTGTTTCTGCAGCGTCGTCGCGGTGCCGGAGGCGAGCGTCGCGTTGTAGGTGGCCTGCGCGTTTTGCACATCGATCGCGGCCTGGCGTGCGGCGAGTTGGGTGTCGACGACGCGGTTGGACGAGGACTCGAGGTCGCGGGCGGCTTGTTCGCGGGCCTGGTTGAGCGCCTGCTGGGCTGCGGCCTCTTGCTGGTCGGCTTGGGTCTTGGCGTACTGCGCGGCGGCGACGGCCTCGGTCGCGGAGATCTCCTGCGAGGCGGCCTGTTGCCGGGCGAGCGCGAGCGATTGGGTGGCAGCCTGGACTTGCCTGGCGGCGGCGGCCTGAGCTGATGCCGCGGCGGTCTCGCCGGCGGCGGCGTTCGCGGCCTGCTGGGCTTCGGCCGTGTGTTCCTGGCCGAGGAGCTTCACAGCGGCGCTCACCTGGGACGCGCCGAGGTAGAGGACGCCGAGTCCGGCGGCGCCAGAGGCGGCTGCGGTCGCGATGCCCGCGAGGCCGGCGGTCGCTGCGGCGCCGATCGGGATCAGCGCGGGCCCGAGACCGGCGATCACGCCTTCCATCGCGGACAGCCCGGACAGCGCGGGGCCGGTGTCCGCGGCCACATTGAGGGTGATGTCTTCGCCGTCGAGCGCGTCGACCTCGGCCTGGATGGCGGCGAGCTCGGCGGAGGCCTTGACCGCATCCACTTGCACGTTGATGTCGGGCGAGCGGGCGCCGAGCTCGTCGATCCGTGCGGTCAGCCGGTCCAGCTCGGCGAGGGCGTCGGTGGTCTGGATGTCGACGCCGACACGGACGTCGCGTAACGCCTCGAGCCGGCCGCGGATGTCCGCGAGTTCGGCGTCGAGCTCGGTAGCGTCGACGCCGACGTGCGGCTGTGGCAGGTCCCGGAGCGCGGCGTCGATGCGGGTGCGGACGGTCCGCGCGAACGAGCCGCCGAAGCTGTCGCCGGCGGCAGCGCCTTGCGCACCGGCGGCGCGGGTGCCGGCGGCGAGCGCGCCGGGCAGCGCGTCGCGGACCTTGGCGGCGATGCGGTCGGCGATGGTCTTGCCGAGGTTGTCGCCGGCCTGTGTGGCACCGGGTTCGGCGCCGGCCTTGAACCTGTTCCAGAACTCGCCGCCGTCGGGGACGACGTCGACGGTGACTTCACCGACCCGGATGCCGCCGTCGCTCACCGGTGGCTCCGTTTCGGTCGGTTGTTCATTTCTGGGTGGTGCGGTGCCGGGCGCGGAGCCGCTCGAGGTAGGCGCGGCTCTCGGCGCTCGCCGTGGGGCGGCCGCGGCTTGCGGCTGCGGGGATGCCGGGCCGCGGCACCGGTTTGGGTGGGGTCGCGGTCTTCACCCCGCCGCGGCGTACCTGCACGTAGGTGAGGCGTTCGACGGAGTCGATGAGGGCGGCGAGCAGCAGGTCCGTGTGTGACCAGGGCCCGTGGGTGTGTTCCTGCTCAGCGAGTTCGGCGAAGTCGTTGTCGCTGAGCTCGGCCATCCGCAGGGTTTGGGTGGCTGACTCGAGCGGCAGCTGCGCCAGGTATGCGGCGAGCTCACGCCAGGTGAGCTCGCCGGTGTAGAGCTGGCGCAGCCGCACGCCGGGGTAGAACCGGGCGAGGTCCGCCTCTACCGCCTCGCAGTGCTCCTCGAGGAACGCTGCGAGGCCGGTGATTTCCCCGGGTCCTGGCCGGTGGCGGCCATCCAGGCGGTGAAGAACGCGTCGATGTCGCCGAGGGTCGGGTCGACGTCGTTCCAGGACGCGAGGGAAGCCTCGGTGAGGCAGCCGGCGGCCCAGCTGTCGTAGTCGCCGTCGGCGATGGCACGCAGGTGCCGCGGCCGCCAGTCACGTACAGGCAGGACGTCGATGTCGACAGCGTCTGGGCCGAGCGGGACGGTCACTGTGCTGGTGCTGGTCGCGGCTTCAGCCGCGAGCTTGTCCAGTGCGGCCACGTCAGCCGCTCTTCAGCGCGTCGACGAGGTAGTACCAGTAGACGGAGAAGCCGCTGGTGTCCGGGTAGGCGGTGAGCTCGACCGGGTAGCCGATCGCCTCGCCGGCCTTGGCGTTGAAGTCGCCCGGGGTGGTGTTTTCCACGATCGGGCAGACGGCGCGGATGTGGTTGTTGCCGTCGACGATGTCGAACACGGCCGAGTAGTACTGCGTCGCGGGCGGGCCCTCCTGGAAGGAGAACGAGCCGTCGGTCGGGTCGACGGTGATGGCGTCGAGTGCGAGCTCGTTGTACACCGCGATCGAGGTGGCGTTGGACTCGAGGAAGGTCAGGCCGAAGGTGCGTTTGACCGACGTCTTCAACACCCGTACCGGCACTGTGGTGCCGTAGGCGTTGATGTCGTTGGCGGAGACGTTCTTCTTCGCGGACAGGCCGTCGCTGGTGACCCAGCCGGCGTCCTGGAACGCTTCGTTGAGGAGGTCCTCGACGCTGGTGGGGAGCGCGGTGCCCTCGGGGGCGAACCAGGCGAGGGACCCGCCGGTTCCGCCGGCTTCGACGCCGGCGAGGATGTTCTTGTTCTGCGTGGTCATGCGGTCCTCTCAAGGGGGCGGGTCGCGTCAGGGCAGGCGTGGGGGCCGGATATTCCGGCGGAATAAAGCGGCTCGCGGGCCGGTCAGGCGGTGTGCAGCGCGAGTTGGCAGGACAGGCCGTAGCGGGTCACGTTCGGGTCGTCGTACGGGCGCCAGGCCGGACCGGACAGGACGCTCACTTTGGCGACGACACCGTCGGTGGTGGTGTAGCCGGGCAGCTGGTATCGCAACGCCTTACGGAGGGCTTCGGCGCCGTCGCCGGCGCTGACCCGGTCGCGCTGGTAGTACTCGAGGTCGACGGTGGCGAGGCTGATGGTCGGGTCGGTGTCGGGGCCGCCGACGCGACGGACGAGGACGAGCGGCACGTTGCCGGCAAGGTCCGCTGGTCGTTCGGTGACCCAGCGGGCCTCGACGACGGTCGGGCCCCAGCTGGTGAGCAGGGTCTCGACGTTCACGGGTGGCCTTGTCAGTCGCGGGCGGCGTCGATGGCGTGCAGCAGGGTGTGGTGCGCGTCGTTGTTCTTGCTGCCGAACTCGACGAAGACGGCTTCGGGCGCGGTGTTGGTGACGCGGCCGCAGGCGCGGCGGTCGCCGCCGGACAGGACGCGGACGAAGTGGGTCACTTCGAAGCTGTCGCGGTAGCGGCCGGGGTGCGGGCCGGTCTCGTCGACAGGTGCGTCGGCGCGGGCGGCTTCAGCGATCCGTTCGGCGCGGTCGGCCATCGCCAGCTGCATTTCTTCGCTGCGCAGCATCCGGCCGATGCCGTCATAGTCGCCGCGGAACTTCGCGGTCATCGCGTCTACCCGGTGGTGCGGATCAGCGCGACCTGGGTGCCGGCGTTCCAGCCGGTGAGGCCGTTAGTCCAGGCGCCGGGCGCGCCGTCCACGTCGTAAGTGAGGTCGTTGACGACGACCTGGTCGAGCGCGCCGATGGTGACGCCTGGCGGCAGCAACAGGTTGAGCCCATCGATGACCAGGTCTTCGTCTTGCACGTTCTCGGTGCTGGCGCGTGGCCACGTGGTCGCGCCGGCGACGTCGGTCGACGTCGGGGTGTAGGTGTCGTTGCCTTGCGCGTCTCGGATCGGCTGACCGTCGCCGTCGACGGCGAGGGTGCGGCTGAGGATGGTGACGGTGCTCATCGCAGAGTGCCGATGGAGCGGATCTCGCGGATGTAGCCGCCGTCGCGTAGCGCGTCGACGTCTTCTTGCGCGAGGGTGACCAGGCCGGGGTTGTAGCCGTCGGTGACGCGGTAGGAGAACGGGCCGGTGCTCTGGTAGGACACGCCCGGTGTGCCGGGGGCGAGGTAGACGCGGGCGACCATGCGGGCGGTGATGCCGACGACGTCGTCCGGGATCGTCGAGTAACCGTGGGTGTAGGTGACGGCCGCGGTGGAGGCGGCGTAGTCCTTGAGCAGCTCGGGCAGGTTGAGCACCTGCTGCTCACCGAACAGGGTGACCATGTCCAGGCCGTCCCAGACGAACGGCACCGGGTAGGTGGTCACACCGTCGTAGCCGACGAGCGCGACTTCGCTGACGGCGGTGACGGGCCGTTGCGGCAGCCGGATCTCGCTGTGGGTGATGCGCAGCACGTCGGTGCTGGTGGCCAGGGTGAATGTCTGGCGCGTCTTGCGACGGACCAGCCGGGACGCTTGCGTCAGCAGCCCGGCGACGCGGACGGCTTCAGCCGATGTGAGAGCGCGGGTGAGTTCGGTCTCGACGTCGTCCTCGGTCGCGAGCGGGTCAAGCGACACGACGCGCTCCTCGGGCTAGGTATTCGATCGCGGCGCACCAGCGGTCCAGATCGACGGTCGGGTCGAGTTCGCCGGCGCGGGTCTTGGCGCGTTTGGACG